TGTGCTAAGACACCAATGTGGATCGGACTGGTGCGAGGGGCACTGAGTGACACGGCAAACTTTGCTAACCAAATGGCGAGCCTTGCGGTAGATAAGATAGCTACGTCTGCTATTGGTAGTAAGATTGATTCTGCTGTTAAAGGTCTAAGCAACCGTATCCTAGAGGGTATCACTTCTGCAATGAATCGTGTAAGAGACGTTGCTGGTGATGTGATGTCTGCTGTTAGTGCTGCTAAAGGTATGGCAGGAGCAGCTAAATTAGGTGATACTGTTAGTATGATCATGGAGTTTGACTTCACCTCACTGGATTGGGGTAGTCTTATTCAGATCCTTATGGCAATCTTGGGTGCATTATTTAAGAAGAGTTGTAACAGGAAGATAAAGAGACCGAAGTCGAAGTCGTGGTTCCCTCTGATAGGTACCACGGAGTGTGACAATATAGAGGATGCTATTAAAGGCACACCATATGAGAATGTAGACTTCTTCTATGCATCTGGTGGTGCTGACAGTACTTCTAGTGTTGTTAATATGGCAGCAACAGCTACAACTTCAACAACTAAGCAGAAGAATTACATAGACACAATGTTTGAAGGTGTTAATCCTTATTTAATGCAGACATATAGTGCATTGAATGGTACAAGAATTATAGATGATGCAACGCCAGGTATAGAGAAGAGAATGAATACTGGACCTGGTGGTGTCAGTATATTTGAAGATAAGTTTGGTAATAGACATAGTAATGTCCCAAGTAATGATACTGCTATTGTTGCTGGTGATAAGTGTCAGACGATCAAGGGTAACTATGCCTTAACAGTAGAGGGTGACTTCTATCTTAAAGTTATGGGCAACATGCACCAAGAGGTAGAGGGATCATGGAATGGACACTATTCTCAAGGACCACAGGCAGAGGCAGAAGGATCATCCGCAACACCTGACACTGACACCACTGGTGGTGCTATGAAGAATGTTGATACTAATGTACAGTCTGGAAGACTATCAGCAGAGGTGCAGAATCAGCAACAGAATTCGCAACAGAATTCGCAAGTAGAACTGAAAAGAGATCTAGAGACTCTAAATGTAGGTGGTTTCTATCCAGTAGATAAGATACCTTATCCTAAGGGTGCTGATACATGGGGTAGGACACAGCATGGTCCTCAACTATCTGGTAGTTTATCAGATGATACAGAGCAGAAGTCTTCAGCAAGATTTGAAGGAGACCGTGATGTTTCTATCACTGGTGAATATAAATTCCAAGCAGCGAAGTTAAGTCTTGCTGCTATTGAGTCAATGCAGATCAACTCACAGAATACTAAGATAGAGGGTAATACTATTGAGTTGATGGCAGATGGAGAGATAATTCAACAGGCAAACTGGATCACTTCTTTCTTGAATGCAGGTAGATTTGAGTTTATTGCTCTATTCAACCCAATGAGTGCATCCTTGACAGGACAGTTTGCTATAGTCAAGGGATCTATCGTAGATATTACAGCAGACCAACCTTTCCCAGGCATGGCACCACCAACACAGATTAGAATATCGGTTGGTACCTCAATGCCTAGTAGTTTTGCTGACATCATGGTAGGTACTCAGAACGCATTCCATGCTACATTCGTTGCGTGTCCTACTGGTGTGATTGCTGAGTTTGTCCCATCAGGTGCTATTATTAACCAATGTAACGCTGGTTTAGGAGCATACGTGGTCAACACTGGTTACCTAGCAGCAGGTTGTGCTATGGGACCAACACAGATCTTTGGCTTGCCAGTTCTGCTGAACTAGTGTATACTGTATTCAGTGACCCATCTAACATGGCAGAGATAACAGGCGAAGAAGAAACATATCTAGAGCATATCTGGATTGATGTATCAAAGAGACAAGTGAAGATCATGGATAATGAAGGTTATGATGAGATAGTGACGTGGGAGTTCAGTGAAGACGGAGTAGATGGGTTCACTGAAACACTTCAACATTTCAAGAGACTAGTACCAGAGGACATGATTACGTACCTATGAATATTATTTCATTAACTCAAGAAGAGTTTACCGAGAATGTAGATTTTGCTTTTAAGTTAGCATCAAAAGGACATTCACTAAAAATCAAGACCAATGACAATATTGTATTGTTAGTTACAGCAGTTGCGTCAGAGGTTAATGACCCAGAAAATCCTGAGCTAAATATTCCAAGTCCTGATGAATTTGTGCCAGATCCAGTGGCAACACAAGCGTATGTGACACAATCATTGGGGGAAATGACGCAAGGGTTCTGACATGAAAGGACGTATCACAAGAAAATACTGCTACCTTGATGGTAAGATAGTTGACATGTGGTATATCCAAGGTATACCTTTTACATTTGAGGAATTACCTCAACCAATGCAAGAGGTTGAAGACGTAGAACATGAGGCACAAGATGCAACTGAATATTCGATGGAAGACATGATGAAATGGTCTAACTATCTAATAGCAGAGCAATGCCACCCACTACTGTTTACAGTAGAAGAATTTATTGAAAATTATGAGGAAGTTCCTGAATGAAGATCTTTTTAGATACTGCTGATGTCCCAACTATTCTCGAACGTTTCGAGACTGGTTTAATTGATGGTGTTACTACCAATCCATCTCTTATTCGTAAGAGTGGTAGAGACCCAGAGGATGTCTATCGTGAATTAGCTATGGCAGGTATACCTGACATTAGCATGGAAGTTGTTGAGGATATGATAGGTGAGGGTCAAAGACTCTCTGGTGAGTTTCCTCACGTAAGTACAATTAAGGTGCCATGCACACCAGAAGGATTAAAAGCATGTAAAATACTATCAGACAATGGAGTTAGAGTAAATGTTACGCTTATATTCAATGCTGCTCAGGCTATCTTATCTGCAAAGGCAGGTGCTACGTACGTCAGTCCTTTTATTGGGCGGTTGGACGATAATAGCGTTGCTGGGTTGGAGGTTATCAGATCAATAAGTGAAGTGTTTAGAGTGCAGAAGGTCGAGAAGACAAAGATTCTTGCTGCATCTATTCGTGACGTATATAAAGTATCAAGGGCATTCTGGAATGGTGCTGATATAGTTACCATGCCACCTAAGATCTTTGATGGAATGTATAAGCACATTCTTACCGATAAAGGACTAGAGATATTTGATAAGGATTATCAAGCAACTGTATCTAGGGTAAACAAATCCGCATATCAACCACCTAGTACAATACGTGCCAGAGTTGGGGGTGATATGGATGCTTTCTGAGGAGGGAGTAGAATTAATAAGACAATACTATCCCATACCAGATGTGACATGGGAGGATGTGATTGAGAAGATAGATGAGGATGTATTAGATGGTCAGTGGGGCTATTCTAATGAAAAACATGCTGATAAAATCCTTCCAGTCATAGTAGGTACTGGCCGATATGTGCCAGAGTCTATATTACCCATATGGGAAGCAGTTGTAGAGGATGTAGGTATGGATTGCATGCATACCTATATTGGTCTTTCCAAGTTTTCTGCAACCTTAGGCCGACATAATGATGATATGGATGTCTTCATTGTACAAGCAATAGGAGAAACATCATATAAGTTTGATTCTGGAGTATGTCATACATTAAAACCAGGTGATGCTATATTCATACCAGCGTATGTTTATCACCACCCTTTTAGTCATGGACCTAGAGTTTCACTGAGTTTTTCAAACAATGGAAGAAATTAAATGGAGCATAGATGACCTTCGTAAAGCGATAGTTGACAGTGCAGCAGAGTATGATAGAATAGTTGAAAACATAAAGGAAAATGAGTCTGAGAACAGAGAAAAGAAGAGCACAAGTGAAGAGTAGATTCTATTATCTCTTTTGGGGTATTGCTACCTTTTCAGTAGTTGCTGGTCAAGTATATGTTGGTGCAGGATACAGAGCATATGCAGGTGCACTCAATAGATTATTTGATACCATTGAAGTTCAAGTAAATGAACCAAGATTTTACTAGGCATAAATTTTTATTAAATTGTGCCCATTTCAGGACCGAAATATTATAAATAGTAATGAAGTTAGGAGGAGCAAGATGCACTGAAAACTCTCTACATCATGAGTTAATCTTTCAAT